TCTGACTTTCTTCTAATTTTCTAAGTCTTCTGTTTACCTTAATTGTGTGTAATAATGTTTCTTTTGCTGCCATTTTAACAATTTTTAGATAAGTAATGAAAGTCCTCAGCAAACTCATCTACAATAACATTTTCCATGTCATATAGATCATCATGATGCATTATATCAGTAACATCAACTTCATTGTAATAGACCTTGTATATGTCAGCGTGTGGACCATAGTTAGTTTCTTCTTCTCTTGGTATATAATCGAACTCAACATAAAATGAGTTGCCATTATAACTAATAATTCTTTTGTGAGTATCTTTTGCCATGATTATTTAATTGATAGGTTAAGTAAATTTTCAACTTCTTGTTTTTCTACTTTCATATCTTTTATCCATTCTCTGTGCCAAGTAGATTCAGACATTAACTCATCAATTCTTCTTTGTGTTGAAGAAAAATCAATATTATTGTGCTTTTTCCAAGATAATTCCTCTCTCAACCCTTTAATATTATCTCTATTCCAACTAATAGTTTTTTTTGCATCTTGAGTTAGATTTTCAATTTCTTCTAACTGCTCGATGGCTTTTTTAATATTTAAAAATTTTTGTTTCATTTTAATAATTTTAATTACTCGCAAGTTATAACTATTTTTTATAAATACAAAATATTTTTTAAATTTTAAAGTATTTTTTTTATACTACCTCATAAAAAAAGGGGAAAATTAATTCCCCTTATTTATTAAACTTGTTTAAATTATCCTACTACGGAGTCTCTAAACTTGTCTTAGCATCAGTAAAACTATCACCATATACAAATGCATTAGGTAGATAATTTGTAAGAGCCACTCTCTCAACACATCTCACTGTTACGAATCCGTCTCTTACGTTAGTTCCGTCTTCTCTAAAGAACTCAATTGAGACATTATCTCTAATCCAAAGTTGTGTTCCTTGATTGAAGTTTCCTAGTAAGAAAGATCCAGCAGTCATAGCTGTGTTAGTAATTACAGGTACGCCCATAAATGTTGGTTGTAAACCTGCATATACTTGATCTTTCAAGTATCTTGACTGACTATCTTTTAATAATAGTATCTTGTGGAAGTCAGTTGGGTGTAAAATGATTTGAGATGCTTGATACTCGCTTAACGCTAATTGGTTAAGTGCAGCAACAATAACATCAAATTCATTCGCATTATTAACTGATTGATAGAAAGCAGCACTTGCAGACTCATCAAAGTCAGCAGCATCTACTGTAATACCTGATAATTGCGGAGATACACCAGTACCATTTAAAATTTGGTCATCTTCTTTCGTTAATAGTTTAGCAGGAACTCTTGCAGAGATATAAGAAGTTAATTGAGGTGTATCAGCTAACATTTCTTCTGATATTCTCAAATATGCTCCAATTTTCTCTACAGTGTTGTTATCTGCCGCCATATCGAAATCTGACTGTGAAAGTGTTGCACCTTCAGCAACATTTCCAGAACCATCACTATACCCAGACTCTTTTACGAACCTTACGACATCACTTGTAGTTGAACCTTGTGGGATTAAACTTCTAATGTGTACCGCTCTACTTGGATCGTATTTGTAACCTGGAACTCTATCTGCTGGTACAACTTCCCCAGAGAAGTCAGCATTCATTGTCATGTCTGCTTTCATCTCGAATCTAGCTGCTCTTGAGTTACCATTTTTAAATGACTCAAGTACACCATCATTAATAGATTTGATTAAGCCACCCTTGAATGACTTATCTTCTTTTTTAGAGATTAATGAATCAAAGTTTTTCTTTTGATTAACTTCAATTTCATCCATTCTCTCATTGAATTTAGTTGTAAGGTTATTGATTTCGCCTTTTAAAACCGAATCAATCTCACCCTTAGCGTTTTCCAACGCTTGTCCATTCGCTTTCTCAATTTTAGAATCTATGATGTTTCCTAATTGATCTAGCTGATTTTTAACATTTTCGTCCATTTTGACTAAATTATTTTAAATTATTCAACAAATATTTATAAACATCAAACTGAGATTTTTGTTCAACTGGCTCAGTAGTTTCTTCAACTGGCTGAGTAGCATCTACAAACAAAGATTTAAGTTTGTATATTTCTGATTCAATAGCATATCCCATTTCATCTGAGATGTTGCCTTTACGAATTAATTTACAAAGGTTATCATATCTTTTATAAACATCCTCTATCATCTTAGAACCTTTGACGTCCATTATCTTTGCTTGGTCATTAGCAGCTAATGTAACTGCTGAGATCTCAAACAACTTAACTTCTTTTAATTCTCGGTAGTCGCCTTTGTCTTGTTTTACAATAGGTAATATTCCTACACTATTTTCAGTAATTACACCGGCTTTCATTAATTCAATTACATCTTTACCAAGTTGTGTTTTTGGCACTTCAGCTACAAACATTAAACCTTTTTCATCTTCATATAATTCTTTCATTTTTCCAATAGGTTGCATCATGTTATGCTGATATAGGTATTTGACCCTATTGCCATTTTCTTGAATTGTTTTTTGATAAGCACCTCTTAAGATTATATCATTGTCGGCATCTTTGTTATTAAAATAACTGCCATAACCTTTTACAATTGAAGATTTTTCGTCAAAATCTGCTAACTCTCCGAGAGGTGATGCTTTGTAAATAAAACTCATAATTATTTTTCTGTAAATTTAATAAATTTTAAATTGATGTTATTGTGCTTTCAATATCTTGCGGGAATGGTATCATCGAGCATCTACAATTAATTACATTGAAGCCGCTGCCCTCTCCCGGTCTTCTCATATATTCGCCACCAACTTCAAAATCTTCTTCAAATTCTTTTACTTGATTATTAGCGTCAGTATGCCAATCTCTCGTATTATTATCTATAAATGTCACCCATTGTTTCATTAGTTTTCTACCGGCATAAACTTTATAAGCACTTTGCTCAATACCATAACTTGCCGCCCTCAATGATTCAGTTCTAACAAACCTTAATGCTTGTACTCTTGAATATCCTTTGAATTTACTTCTCAAAATCCTTGCCCTTTCTTCAGCACCTTTTGTATAATAATCAGGATCTCTCATTAATCTTTGTGTAATTCTAATTAATGTTTTTTGTGCTGTGCCTTTTACCAATACTACATTTGTAGCAGCGACCTTTTTTGCATAATAATCAAATGCATTGTCCCACTCTCTTTCAAAATCAGTTATATCTTTTTTTTGTGTATATTCTGTAAAGTTTCTTGCATACCATTTAGCAAATCTCATACTCACAGTATTGTATAACTCTCTGTATATATTATCAAAAAAAGAATATTTAAAAAGTGAAGTATATCCAGTATCACCGGTTTCAACAAAGTTTTTTACGCCTTTGTTATATTCGGCTTCATAATATTTTTGTACTTTCCTTGCTAATTGTCTTTGTGATAAAGTGAGTTGTCTATCATACTCATCACGCCATTTATCTGTAATTTTCTTCGAAAGCATTAGTCATTGTTTCTAATTGACTCCATTTTCTTAATTGCCCAATTCACGCCACTTGTTCCACCCCATAAATTCCAAGCAACGTACCCATTATCTTTCCAAGGTTCATCTTTATACTTAGGATCAACTGTTGCATTTTCTTTATGTCTGTTAAATTGTGCCATGCGAGAAACAACATCTCTCGAAATCGCAGATCTTGATGCTAATTGCGATGCTCTGCGCCAACCTACGCTTGTGCCACCTTTTACCTCATCACCATGTTTTTCTTTCCACTCAATCATTCTTTTGGCATTGTTAGATGCACTTTGCGGGTAATCAGTATATGTTTCTGCTTTTTTTTTACTTTTTGTTGCTTCTTCATATTCTTCGTGTGAATTGAAGGGCATATATAATATATCATTATTGACATTAACTTCATGCGAACCGCTACCGCCTAATTCATTTGCTCTTGCTTCGGCTTCTTGTCTTGTAGTAAAATAATCTGGCATTCCTACCATTTCATATTTAACTAACATTTTTGCAATATCTTCTTCTGTATCTCTTGCCGGTGCTTGAGGTTCTGGTAATTCAATATCAGTATAATTCATTGGCATTAAGTTTGCCGGCACAT